GCCAGAGGTGTCGCTCATCGTTGGTGCCTTTCCGCAGGCCGGCATGGGAGAACGGCTGGCAGGGATAGCCGCCCGTCAATACGTCAACAGGCTCCACGGTGGTGAAGTCCAGCTTGGTTACGTCGCCGTAGTTGGGGATGCCGGGGAAGTGGTGGTCAAGGATGCGTGACGGTGCTTTGTCGTACTCAACGTGCCACGCGACCTCGCCGCCTAGGACGGATTGCACCGCCAGGTCAAGGCCGCCGTAGCCGGAGAATAGGGAACCGATACGCACGCGACGATGGTGACACCTTCATCCGACAGTCAGCGTGTCGTCCGTTATTGCTGGATAAACGTCAGGGCCGCCATGCGTCGGCGGGGGCGTCGGGACAGGGCCAAGGCTTCTGGCAGGCGAGGCAATAAATCCATCTGTCGGGCGGTAGCTCTAGGACGAGGCTAGGCCGATGCGTCGAAGGTGAGTTGCCCATCGGGCTCCTGTGCGACGCGCTCAAGCCTTGCCGCGATGAGGGGTAGGTAGTCGTCCTCCCGCTCGATGGCGACGATGCGGAAGCCTTCCATGAGGGCGGCCTCGATGGTGGTGCCGGACCCGGCGAAGGGCTCTAGGACGGTGCCGCCGGGGGGTGTGACGAGGCGGCACAGCCAGCGCATGAGGGTGAGGGGCTTGACGGTGGGGTGGGCGATGCCGTCAACTTTGGGGCGTTCGCGGGCGGGCGCTTTGGCGACGTAGAAGAAGCGAGACGCGCCGCCACTGTCGCCGTGGTGTGTGCTGGGCCGGTCGTGGTGCTTCTCCGCGCCGTAGATGCCTACGACCTCGGAGCGTTGGACGTAGGGCGCGGGGCTTCTGCTGACCCCGCTTTGCCTGTTGAGGGCGTCGGCCTGGTCCTCGTCCAGCACCACATTCGCAGGCCACCGGCCCGCCGTAGTCACACCACCGTGCGATGACCCGTTGAGCCCGTTGCCAAGGATGCCGGTGCTGGGCTCCGACTTGCTGACAATCAGCGGGCGGCCCTCGTCTGCCGCGATCCGGCAGCCGTCAATGTTCAACCCACCCACCCCATGCTCAAGCACGTTCGCCGCGACCGTGCCCGTGAGCGGCTTACGCGCCACCACGACCGGCTCGAAGGCGGGCTTGAGTGCCGTACCCCAACCGGACCAGCGGGCCGCGTCAGGGGTCGCGGGGGCGGTGACTTGTGCTTCCCGCTCAGGATCACCGTCACCGCCAAAGCCACCAAATCGGACATGGCCTGTGCGCTTGGAGGGCGCCAAGCTGTAGCCCGGCAGCCCTACCTTGGAGCCCACGATCTCGCGCTCTGCCCCGGCGGCCTTGTCAATCGCCTTGGACACGTCCAGCGACTTAGGGAACCCTGACCCGTACAGCCACGCGATACTGTCGCGCACCTCAAAGCCGGCGTCCTCCACGGCCACCGTGAGGCGGTGCCAGGTGCGGGTCCCGCCGAAGGCGAGCAGGTGCCCGCCCGGCTTGAGCACCCGCAGACACTCGGTGACCCATTCCTGGCACCACGCCTGGAAAGTCAAGGAGGCCACAGGCACGGGGTCCGTCCACTCGTGCTGAAAAGTACCTGAGCAGTCGTGAGGATTGCGGAAGCCGTCGCGCTTGCCGCACCCGTCGCAGCGGTAAGTGTGGCGCCGACGATGAAAAGCGACCTTGCCGTGGGCGCCCTCATTGTCCGAAATCTTGGCGCCTGTCGTTGGTTTGTCCCAGCCGGATCGGGTGGGTTGCTCAACAGCAGGCGCAAACTTGTCCCACTCCTTGCCCATGAACTCAAGGCCATAGGGCGGGTCAGTCACCACCGAATCCACCGAGGCGTCGGGGAGCTCCCGCAGGACCTCCAAGCAGTCGCCGTGATAGATCGTGGCCCGGTCGTCGCAGTGCCAAGGCTCCATGTTGTCTCCCCAATGGAAAAGCCCCCGAGGTCATCGGGGGCTCGCAGGTGTTCCTATTCAGTTATGGGGTGTCGCTAACGTGACGATTCACGATGGGGGGTAATCCGCTTTCAGATCAGGCCAAGAATCTGAAAGAGTGCCACGGACTAGGGCTGCTCGGGCCACACGGCTAGGCGCGGGTCCGTCGTGGTGTCGGGGAGGTCGCGGAGCGCCTGCCGGTAGGCGAGCCAGGGTGCGGTGTCCCAGGGGGCGTCGGGGACGACGCGGAAGTCACACGCGGCGAGGAGGGCGTTGCGGCGGTTGCGTAGCCGCTCCCACACCCAGTCGGTCGGCACGCCACGCTCAGCCGTGTCCATGTCCGACCAGTAATGCCAGGTCGCCGTGGCATCACCGGGGAACGGCTCGGGTGTCGGCTCAGGCGGGAACTGCTCAAGCAGCATGACCTCAACCTGCTCGATGGTGAGGGCCGGGGTTTCGTCAATCTCTGTGGTCATGGTGTCCTCGCTCATAGTTAGGCCGCTTCGTAGGTGCCGACGACGCGAATGATGTCCGTGTTGGCCCAAGTGAAAGCAGTACCGCTAAAGATGCCGCCGTCGGGATTTTGACCAAACCTGGGACTGATTGTCGTGGTCGTGCTTTGCCGCGCCGTCCCCAAATAGGTCAGGCCAGCCGATGTGTCAACGTAAGCAACATGGGCCATTGGATGACCATTCATTCCGGCTGCTGTGACGGGCAGGGAAAGCGTGAGGGCACCAGCGCCGAAAGTAGATGTTGACCCAAACGTGATTTGGATTCGGAAGTGAACGACCTTGCCAATCTGGCAATAGGTGGCCAAGAGGGTGCCGTCTCCGATGGCCCAGCCTGTTCCGCTCAGGGTGGGAGTCCATGCCGTCCAAGCGCCAAGCGATGTACCCGTGCCGGTAATTAGACCAGCGTTGTCAATCCTCATACGCTCAGTAGGCGTAATGGAACCGTCTGGCGTGGTGAAAAATGTAAGTCGCCCCGGCATATCAGACGCTCCAGGCTCACCATCCACGTTGCCGCGAATGAACGCGGCAGTGCGCTGAGTGCTGCCATCAAGGCCCTGAAACAATATGCTTCCAATAGCATCGCCATTCGCCACTATGGAACCAGCGCGAGTCTTGCGGAAGTTAAGCAAAAAGGCTGCGGCGTTGTTGGCGGTGGTGTCAATCGTTGCGTCGCCCAAAATATGAAGGGCTGTCGCTGGGGCGGTTATGCCGATCCCGACACCCGTTGACGTTACCCGCAGCCGCTCCGAGCCGCCCGTACTGATCGCCACCGTGTCCTCGGCGGGATGAAAGAGGCCCGTGTTGGTGTCGCCCGTGTTCGTAATCGACGGGGCCGATGCGGAGCCGTCAGGGACCGACAGGACGCCTGTAATTGTAGGGTTACTGATCGCGCCGGCCGCGAAGATCGCCGCCGCCGTGCCGCCCGTCGTGATCGCCACCTGGTTAGCCGCCGGGTAATAGATGCCCGTGTCAGGATCGCCCGTCGGCGAGACAGCTGCCGTGCCCACCGAGCCAGACCCCGATGTTGTCAGGGCGCCGGTGTCGCCGCGGACCAGGCCCAGGTTCAGCACTTGCGAGGGGGCGAGGCCGGTGATGGTGGCCGTGGCGGTGCCACCGGGGGCGACCGTGGTCACCGTGCCAATGGCCAGGCTCGATGCGAGGGAGTAATACTCCGGCCCGGCGGGGGCAGCGGGGACCAGGTCTGCCAGGAACACGGTGCCGCCGACGGCGACCGTGCCGGGGATGAGGATGTTGTACGACTGCGAGACGCCGTCGACGACCTCGCTGACCCCGTACACCCAGCCAGTCGGGGACAGGTCCGCATCATCGGTAATGGGCAGGACCGCGGAGAAGTTGCCCGCCGTGCCCAACGTCTTGACGACTGACGAGTTGGGGATGGCGACGTTGGCGCCAGAGTTGGTCAGCCAGGAGGACGGGGTGAAGGACACGGTGCCGGTCGAGGGGTCACCCTCGGGGGTGAGGAAGGTGCCCAAAACCGTGACGGTGGTGACGTTGGCGGGCAGCGGCATTTATGCCTCCAAGGCTTCTATGCGGGCGGTGAGGTCGGTGATGGTGGCGGCCTGGTCGCGGACTACGGCGAGCAGTGCGGCGAGGATGGGCCGGTCGGCGACGCTTGACGGCTGCCCGGTGTCGTCCCATTCCGCGGCCCAAGGGAACACCTCGGCGACGTTCTCGGCGATGAAGCCGAGGAGGCGCTGCCCGTCGTCGGTGGGTGCGAGGGATTGGAACTCAACCGGTGCCACATTGAGGACGTCGTAGGGGTTGACGCTGGCAGCCTCGTCGCTGACTTTGGCAGGGTCGACACCGGCGAGGTCGCCACCGAGGCTGATGATGTGGTCTTTGACCCGCTGCGTTGACGTCGAGCGGAGCAACTGCGCGTTGGCGCCGACGCGGACGTTTGCGGCGTTGGCGGTGGTGTTGTCGTCAATGCCGTAGGAGAAAACTTCACCGGTCCCATTGACGCGGAGCGCACGGTTGCCACCAGAAAAGGAGATGTCCATGCTGGTGTTGGCTGTCAGGGTGCCGAACACAGTGGTGTCGGCTTCAAGCGTGCCCGACACGTCTACTGTGGTCGTGCCACCCGTCCGACTGTAAAAGGCGTGATACGGAGAATAAAAGTCAAGCAGCTCGTCGGACTCGTCCCAAGCAATGATCGCCCGGGAATTCCCGCCACCGATGAACTCGATCGCGTCGTTGGTGCCGTATGGACCGACCACGTCGTCGTCGATACGGATGCGCGAGCCGCCAGCGCGGGTCTGGAATCGGGCACCTTCAACGGTGCCGCCGGTGATAAAACCACCGGACACCGTGCCGCCGGACAGGAACGCTGCGTTGATTGACCAGCCTGTGATCGTGCCCGCGACAATGCTGTTGGCCGTGATCGCGTTCGCGGCAATGTCGGGGGCAGTGATGAGGCCGGGCTGCGCGCTCGCTGCACTTCCTGCGGTCGTGACGTTGCCGGCAGGGTCCGCGCCACGCAGCCGGAAATGGTAGGTCGTGCCCGCCGTCAGCCCCGTGACTGCCAAGCCACCAGGGCGGGCGAGGCGGCCCCTGAGCGTCGTGGCGTCTGGCGTGAAGCCAGTGCCCGCCGTGGACATATGAACCTCAACGTAAGAGGTATCCGCAGGCCACAGGTCGCCCGCCGAATTGAGGCCATTCCACACGACGTTGATGCCCTGCACCGAGCTGATGAGGGTGGGCGTCGAAGGCGCGATGAAGTCGCCGGGAGGCGGCAGCACGGGGGCGGGCTCGACCCCACCACCGGAACCGGGAGCCGGTGTCGGGGTGACGATGGCCGTGGCGTCGCCACCCGCAGACAGTCCCACGCCGAGCACGCTGGTCGTGCGGGCAAGGCGCTGCTCCCACAGTTGAGGGGGTCGCCGCATTTCGCCGCTCATGTCGTGGTGATGATTTCTAATTCGGGCTGGAAGGACACGCCGCC